AATTGGACGCAAAGACAACCCAACAACTGAATAGCTTTGAAAACCTGCTGGCCTTCCAGCCGACCTGGGCATGGCTGAAGTTTTTGTGGTTGCCGCACAAGGTTATCTCGCTTTTTACTGGAAATCAAGCCTTAAAAACTGCGTCCTGTACCAATTCTTATGTGATTCGGATACTTGGTAGGCACCCTATACCGAAAAAGAACGTGACGTATTTCAGGTGTCCTAATTTTGAGGAACATGACTGGCAGACAAGGGATTTTGAGGGGGTAAGGTTAAATGTTTACCATAAAGGCGAATATAACGTAGTCACAAGGCCGAAAAATAACCGTTGTACTGTCTGCGGGGAACATTTGGAGATCCCGAAAAGAAGGACAAGGGTGTTCCGGTTTTGTTCTGAGGTGTTACCGGGGGAAAAAGAGACGGTTGGTGAGGGGGCAGAGGGACAAAGCATTGAGGTTAAGAATGCTGTTTACCCCGAATTTAAGAAATGGCTGCCGTCTTTTTTGATCAAGAAGGACATCACGGTCAGAAAGCCGGTAATGACGTTGTATGACCCGCTTGCAGGCATGGATTTTGGGGGTTTGAAGTACGAGGGCGGGGATATCATCATTGAGTTTGTGTCGTATTCTCAAGACGTACAGGCGGGAGCCGGAGTACAGCGGTTGGGATGTTTTTTTGACGAGGAACCGCCGTATGACTTTTACGAGGAACAATTACCGAGACTTCTTGCAGAGGATGGGGATGTGTTGTTTTCCCTTACTCCGGCCAATAAACTGAGTTGGGCCTTTGATGAGATATTCGAGAAAGCTGCTTTATATGTCAGAACGCAATGTATTGTCGATTTCATAGAGAAACAGGACAAGAAGAAAGTCCCATTGGTAGAAACAACGGACAGTGAGCGGGATATCGCCGTAATACAGGCTGCGACTGATGACAATCCAACTTTAGACCTGAAGGTGATAGAGAGTACCTATATGTGGGATGATCCCGACACGATAGCTACACGGCGTTATGGGATATTCAAGCAGGCTACGGGACGGATTTTTAAGGATATGAATTACAAGATCCATGTCATTGACATAAGAAAGTATCTGCCCCAGGGAGTCGCGCCTGAATGGGTACATGCCAGAAGCATTGATTACCACGAGAGAAACCCGTGGGCGATTCCGTGGGTTGCATTATCTCCCTATAATGAGGCGTTTCTATACCAGGAATTTAACCCGTCACCTGATAATTGGGTGAATTTAACTATTGCTCAAGAGGTGGGGCGCAGGAGCGGATTACAAAAGTACGTTATGAACCTGATAGACCCCTTGGCATGTAAAATACAGACAAACACGGGTATCAGCACATTAGAGGACTTAAACCGGATCTTCTGGCAACTCAGAAAAGACGGGGAGTGTGAGGGGGGCTTGTGGGAACCTTTCGATACCAAGGGGCAGGTTGGTAGGGATGCCATAAAAAGTCGTCTCCACAACGCTGTTTTGTGCGGCAGGCCGTTTAATAACGAGGTCATAGAGAACGGGGTAAAGAAACGACTGCCTACTTTGTGGATAGACAGAGAGTGCAGGGAAGCGGCCAAATCATTGAAGCAATGGCGGTATGATGATTATGCCAATAACCGGAGCTTGGTGAATAAGGATAAAAAGGAAACTCCGGCCCAGAAGTTCAGCCATTTTTGTACGGCTTTGGAGGCTGTTTTTAAGGATCACAGGTTTAAGCCCAGGCAGGTACGGCCTCCGGTAAACAGGGTAACCCCTAAATATTTTCAGTCTGAGAGGTTGTAATGGGAGAACTTAGAGATACGGCATATATACTTCGGGAAACCATAGAAGGAGAAGCGGTTGGGTATTATGATTGCCCGGTTAGATCAAGGATTCTATTGGATGATATAGGGGAAGTTATCATAGAGAACCTTGCTTTCGACATGAAAGATCCTGACACGTATAATTATGTTGTTACGGAGATGTGAGATGGAGAGAAAAACAAATATATTTTGTCTTATTCCATCATTGTCAGACATTAAAGACGGCAAGCTCTATAAAATACTTAGGGCTGTTTTGGGTGATTCGATTGAAAAAGACCTAACACTTAGAACGTTGAGAATGGAATCAAAAACATCGAGAATTATTTTTGGTTGTTGTAGGCAAGAGACTCTTTGTTTTGCTGGCTTTTTAATAGACATGGCTATAATAGCAGACCCAAATATAACCGAGGAATGGGAAAAGTTCTTACGGTACAAAACCAGTGCTGCAAACGGGATTATGCTAAGAGCGGAGATGTAAATGCCCCTGTACCAACTCTTCTGCGATAAATGCTTTGAACCGTATGAAGTAACAATGAAGCTGAAAGAATACGAGAAGTTTTTAAAGGGTGAAGAGGTTTTATGCCCGGAGTGTAAGGAACCGTTAAGGATGTTGATGTGTCCCCCCAAAATCGTGAGGATCAACTGAGATGCCCAAAAAAACCAAGCATGAATTTGACGAGAACATAGAAGGCTATCTGACCGACCTGATTTATACCAAGGAATATGAGAAGGCCAAGACGAACCAACAGGGCGATATAGCGGACTTTGAAGCCTATGTGGATATGTTCGATGCTGAGAGAACGGAGAAGGAATACGACTGGATGAGTGACATTTTCCTTCCTGAGTTCCCCTCTCACATGCTTACACAGTCATCTATTGACGTAGCACAGTATTTCAAGACAAGGGATTATGTCGAGGTCTATGTAGAAGATGAAGGACCACGGACGGCTAAAGCCGCCTCTGCTACCCAGGAATGTGTCAACCGAACCCTGAACAGACGCGATTTATATTACTACCAAAAGTATGTGAGGGCCAAGAATATAAATCACCTGGGCGGCAAGGCATACGCTATGGCATGGTGGAACAAGACTAAAGATGCTTTTGATTTCGATATATTAGACCCACGGAATGTATTTACAGATAATAAGTACGTCTATTCATTACAGCAAAAATCTTGGGTGATCGTGAGGGGAGAAAAGACCCTTGAAGAACTGAAGGAAGAAGAGAAGCAGAACGGATATTTCAACCTTCATCTCTTAGAGGATGTAGAACCTACCGGGGCCACGGAAACGGCAAAGGCTACAACCGGGGCCGATGGTGGCAACACAGACCCGTTTCAGAATGACATTGATAAGAATTTCGATATTTATAAAAGATACGGTAAGGCATGGTGCAAGACAAAGAAGAAAAAGACAGTGGAAAGGGATGAGGCAGACAATATTATTGCATCCTCCGAATACACCATATCCCTTGATGAACCGGGCCTTGATGAAAACGGTAACCCTCTCAAGACCGCAAAACTTGAGGAAGTGGTGTCGACAATAGCGGTAACAGGCGGGACTAAAACCCTGATAGGCTTTCACAAGACCCCGTACCTGGACGTTAATGGCAACCCGTACAAGCCTGTAATCAGGGGCTTATGCTATATCCATCCAGTCCGGGACGGAGGGGTAGGAGACGGGAAGTATGACAGGGAATTACAGATCGGCATAAACGACACCATTAACTTGAGCAATGACAGGGTTTTACTTGCTACCATGCCCACAATGAAGGGCAAAAAGTATGCTACCGAGGAAACCGATTCGATCTATTTTGAACCGGGACATTTAATGGAGCTTCAAGACCCAAAAGACGTTGAGGAATTTAAGATCAGTTCCGACATCCTTGGGGCCATGACGCAATACGGTGTTTTTAAGAACAGCATGGAACAGACTGATAGCATCTCTCCGGGCGCACAAGGCAAATTACCTGATATGGCGAGTACAACGGCCACGGCGGTGGCGGGTGCGGAAAACAGGACAAACCAGAGGACAAATTATAAGTCCATGACGTTTGAGTTTACATTCTTGACCGAGCTTTACTGGATGATTCAGCAAATGACATGGGCCTTTGCTTCCCCACAGACGGGCTTTAAGCTGATGGGCCAAAAGGTTTATGACTTCGATCCGAGCTTGAATTATACCTATAAGCCTCTGTCTCAGTCCATTGAAACGGAGTATTCAAAAGATTCTAAGATCAAAAACTTAATGCTGATAATGCAGACAGTGGCACAGATCCAACATCCTGACGCGGTTGTGCTTTTCAACAATATCTTTTTAAAGATAGCTACCTTGATGGGAGACGAGGAAATAAATGTTGTAAACTTTATGCTTGGGGAAGATGTACCGATTCAGGGGGGCGGTGGGGGCGGTCAGCAACAGGGTGACCAGAAGCAGTTAGGCATGGGTGGTGCGCCGAGCAATCAAAACGGTGTGCCTATGGGTGACCAACAGGCGGCGGTAAGGGAGCAGACATATCAATAGGGGGGAAAATAGATGGACAGAAGAAATTTTTTAAAGTGTGGGTTCATGGGTTCAGCGTTGGCTTTAGTATTTAAGCCACTAACGGCTTTTGGTTTTATGAAAACATCAAAACCAAGCATTAATGGGCCATTGGCAGAAATAGACAAGATAAAGATGGATGATAATGATATTATGGTGGCGGTATATTTTAAATATAACAAAAAGGAATATAGTGCATACCTTCTTATCCCACCGGAAAAACAAAACATGAAACACATAAGCACCCAAACATCCGGGTTGGCGGGTTCCATTGACCGTACACTTAAACCCTTACTTGGATTGGATAGAGTATGACAGACACATGGAAAGACAAAGAGATAACCCCTGCAACCATTGAGAAGTTTCTGAGAACGCATGGCAAGCGGGGCGTAAAGACTTTATCATTATTGGGCCGGACCCATGATATTTTTGAATTTGCGGCCAGTGAGGTAGGCATAGACCTTCTGAGGGATACGATGGGGCAAATGGAGATGTTGTTGAACAAGATTATTGACTGCACGGCAAAGGAAGAAGAGATAATTGAATATCGGATACAGCGTAATTTTTATGTAAACCTGACAGACAAGATAGCACTTCACTTGAAGTTGAGGAAAAAATTGACAGATTAACAACCGGGTTTTGGAGGATGTTGGATGGAAAATATACGGTGGTTAAATGATTATACCCTTAATTTATCAGGTATGTTTGCCGGGTTATGGTTTAGTAAATATGGATATATCGATGCCGATATAGGGAAAATCCCACCTGAAATAGTAAAGGATGCCCCCGGTAAAGATGGGTGCAATAGTTTTGTTTTTGATGAAGTTTTAGGCCCTCGGTGTAAAACAGAGATCCACGCAACAATCATGCTGACCCATGCTATTGAAGATTACGTCAACGATAACATGAAAAGGCCACGTGATACGTCAAAAGCTACTTTAGTTTGGCGAATCTGGCCAGAAGTGAAAATGTTTCCAGATGAAGAATCAAACGATATGTTTTTCCAAGGATATGCAAGGCTAATGGTTCTTACAAAAGATTCAAAAATGAGAAGTTATTATTAATGTAACAGACTAACAACCGGGTTTTCTTCCTTAGTCCGGCCAGACCGAGGAAGCAACGAATAAACGAAGCGGCTGTATAGGAGCCTATACCTTCTATACATGCCGCTTTTTTATTGCCCGGTTGAAACCAAACAAAGGAGGAAATTACACATGGCAGATGAAGACCAGATGGTAACAGATGAAGACCTGGACCGTGCCGCTGAAATGGCACCTGATACGTCCGAACCTGAACCAAAGGTAGCTGACGGCACTCCCGCCGAGGATGACACCCCCGCCGAGCCAGCCGGGGAAGAAGAAGTTGTCGAGGAAGAAGTAGCAGAAGAGGTGGTCGAGGAACCAATACCGGACGAACCGGAAGGTAACAGGGAGCGGAGTGAGCTTGGCCGCAAAGTCAAGGAACAAGGGGAAAGGCTTGATTCTTTTATGGACACCATTACGGGGGCCATAGATGAAATCAAGACATCGGTAGCCAAGCCAGAGTTCGAAGATGAACCGTTGGACGATGATTACCCCATAACCTTGACGGCAAAAGAGCTAAATGACCGAATTAAAGAGGGTATAGCAAGTGCCGGAGTGGTGACAAAGAAAGATATTGAGACTCAAAAAAGACAGGCCAAAGAATATGAAAATGGATATTTGGCGAAGGTTTCCTCTTTGACAACCGGCATACCGGACAAGGAAGCAATCGAGAAAGAGCTTTTTGAAAACAAGGACGTAAATGTAAAGCGGTCAAACAATCCGCTCATTGATGCTGAAATGAATTTCTTGAAAGCACAGACCAATGTCCTTAACAAGAAGTTGGAGGCTAAAGCTAAACCTGTAAACCCGTTAGATAAAAACAATGATAATGAAGATTTGCCTTTAGGTGGGCCCTTAGGAACCAATAACCAGGATGTCAAGAGCGAAAAGGTAATCAAGCTCGATCCCGAGGCCGCCAAGTTTGCCAAGGAATCCGGCATGAGTGAAGAGGACGTCCAAAAGACTTTGGCTGGTCCTATGCCCACGTACTTAGGTGGATAATGAGAAACAGAAGCAAAGGAGTAAGGAAAGATTCACGTACAATCCCCCTTCCCGGAAACGCTGAACGGGGCAATGGCGAGGATCATGGAAAGTGGTACAGGTGTTGGAATTGCGGATTTGTCTGCAATGTTGACAGGGATGCGTTAGGTGGGCCTGACGATACTGATGGTGTCACGCCGGAAGCCTACACGACATTAGATCAATACGGAGACACCGCATACCACTGTGAAGGTGCTGCCGGGAAAACTCAGACTATTTGTGAGGCTGCTGGCGGCACATGGTCAAGCACAAGGTACATTCCACGGATTGATTCGGGGTGTCCTATGTGCGGTTGCCTTAATTGGCGAGGAGATTTTTAACTTTTAAAAACGAGAAGGAGGATGGATATGGGCTTTGAAGTTGTTCATGGAAATCCGCAGACCATTTGGGCTCCGGTTGTAAATTCGGATACCCTGTACGTTGGTCAACTTGTACGTTGTAATAACGAAGGTGTTGAGCCGTTTGTTCAGGCTTCAGGTCTTGCTGACCAGGCCCGAAAGATGGCGGCTGTAGCTCTTATAGCTAATGGTGGTTTGGCCAATAACCAGTTGTTTGGCGTGGTAATTGGCACTAACAAGAGAACGCCTACGTTTAACACCACGTACAAAGCGGAATATATCACCTATGTAAGTCCGGCTTCAGCAAGCTCCGGGGATTATTTCGGAGTTGAAGGAGTATGGGCGAAGGGTGATTTACAGGCAATGGTGAAGGTTGCGTTGATTACATCGGAAACCGTGCTGCGGGGACCGATTTATAATGCGGCTTATGGTACTGCCCCCACGGTTTTAACCGTAGCAAGTGGAGCGTCCACTACGGGTTGTACCACTAATGCAAGTGAATCCACAAACGTAGCAAGTGAAGCCACTATTTATTTCAGGACTGGCGCAGCGGCAGGATGCTATCGCATTTGCGATGGAACGAGCGCCACTGCACAGACTTGGGATATTCCCACAGGTACAACCTGTGCCGTTGGCGATACGGCGGTAAAGGTGCAGCTTCGGACTCTTGGGCAGTCTAAAATTATGCTCGACAGTGAAGCTACGTACATTGATAACAACGCTGAACTGACTTCACATTATCATTTGATTGATGTGATTCGCCTTGATCTTTCCGAGGCCGGTAAAGAGTACGCGGAGTTCCGTATGTCAACTTATACCATGTTGTCGTATGACGACATAGCCTAAGAAAGGAGGCAAAAAATGGGATCACCATTAGATAGCTCTCAGTTTGTGAGACTTCTCGACCAACGCCTCCGTAGCGTTAGCGAGAACAAGTATAAGGATCTGCCGAGCATGATTCCGAAGCTGTATAACACCCTTCCCTCAGACAGTGCGTGGGAAGAGTTTTATGGCATAGGGGCCGTGCCTGACATCCCGGAGTTTAACGGAAAAGTTTCTTGGCTGGGTATCGCTCCGGGCTACCACAGCAAGATCGAACCGAAGGAATATGCAGGTGGTATTCTTGCGGAGCGAAAGCTGATTGACGACAAAAAGTACAAGGTTCTGGACGGAAGGGCTGAAGGTCTTATGGGCTCTGCTCACAGGGTCAGAGAAAAGAAAGGGATGCGTACCTTTGGGTATGCGTTCTCTACTGCCTTTGACTACATGGAAAGCGAGGAAGGCGTGGCCCTTTGTTCAAGCTCTCATACCACTAAGTCCGGTACGTCCACGTCAAGCGGGTTTGATAACGCCGGTACGTCTGCAATGAGCAAAACCAGTATTGCGACTACCCGTCTGCTTATGCGGAAGTTTCGCAACGACATTTCGGAGAGGATTGAGGTGGGGGATGACTTGGCGATTGTTTGCCCGGACAACCTTGCTGATACCGCTTATGAGATTACCGGGACTCCGGCTGGGTACGATACGGCGGCTTTGGACAAGAATATGTCTTATGGCCGCTATGAGGTCATTCCGTATCTGCGCCTTGACGATGTGAATACAAACAACTGGTTCATGGTGTGGAAGTCTCAGATGAAGAAAGACCTTATGTGGATTGACAGGATTTCACCTGAGTCCAAGAATACCGTGGACTTTTCCACATACCAGTTGCAGCAGGCCGTTTACTTCCGGTGTGCTGCGGGTTTTATTGACTGGCGATGGGTCTACGGAAATGTGGTGTCATAACAACAACTTAACCGTGTTGGCGGTTTAACATTCTCTCATTGGGGGAGGCCAGCACCTCCCCCTCTATATAGCACGGGCAATGAAGCGTCCGGCTAAAGGGGAACAATAATGGCAGGAACTTATGGAACATTTAAACGAAGCGGGATCCCCATCAAGATAGATGGCGAAGAGCGGAATTAGCAGAAGACGAGGCAGCCAAAAAGAAAGCCAAAAAGAAAAAGGAGGTCAAATAACAATGGCATTAGAAGAGGTACAGTTTTTCGGGGCGGCAGACAGGAAAGGCCGACATGCAGACGGAAAGATAACGTCTGAATATCCCGCTTGGTATTTTGTCGCACAGAC